CAGTGCGAATGTCCTGAGCCTTGGGATGATGATTAATAAACGAAGTTGATCCAAACACTTCCAATAAAACAGATTGCCAGGAATAACCAGAACCATTCCCAGCCGTCTAGGTCAAGAGATAGACGAGTTGAGCCATGCTCGAGAACTATATCTGGTGTTGATGGGGGTTCTTCGTCTTCATCTTTCATTCTTACACATCAATATACAAGATAGTCGACTAGAGCCATCCCCCACGATGTACCTGGTAAGACTCTTAAAAAACCTTGAGCAGTTAAACCAACACCACAAATTACCGACATAGCAAATGGCGCATCACTCCAAGGATTAACTGAGGCGGTAATCATAGCTGCACCTGCTCCTAAATCATGAAAGCCTCTTGAGAGTGCTTTAGCCGGAGTTGAATAATCATCTGAAAGTGAATATCCTCTGTCGTGGTACATGGCGATTCTATCTAAATCGTTGATGGGCTCAATTCCTAATGCCTGGCGTTTTTTGTATTGGGTGCCAGGGCCGAGGTAATTGTAGTCTTGATGTTCATTGTAACCATACAAATGATGTTCACCAGAGAAGCGGACACCTTTGCCACTTGTGTCACGTTGCTTTTCTTCCAGGTTCAATCTGTTGATTTGTGTAGCTGTAAATTCGCGAGGAATTTCTTGATAGTGCATTCCACCCATTAGAAGAAGAAGTTTTCTTCGAAGATCAACTTCTCTGTTGCTGCTCATAAGATAACCTCAGCCTATTGATATGTTGCAGTTCTGGTTCTTTAGTTGTAATTCCATTTGCTATATATCTCAAATCAGGTATGAAGATGAAATTTCCATTGATGGCGATACCTGCTGCAGATGTGAAAAGAAGCCATCGATACAAGTAGAGTCTATCAGAAGCAGTTGGATCACCACTTCCAAAATTCCATGTATCACTTTCAATCATGGTAATTGGTGCGCTGGTAGATTGAACCATAACTTTACCCTGGGCGAATTTAGTGTTCAAGGCATCATCAGTGGATTGATTGAAACCTGCATATGTGGAAGTATGTGCTGCGCTTGTTGCATCACCAAGAGGAACGTCACTAACAATGAAGACATCTATCACGCCAGCCCCTCCAGTGGGCGTAACTAACATATCTGTTGTGTAAGGATTAGGACGTTGTAATCCTTGGCCGCCAAAGAATAAGGTTAATTCTTGTTTAGATAAGCCAGCAATATCAATTGTCTCTTGAGAAACAAAACTGTGACCAGCCGTTCTCTCCCAATTGGAATTGAGACTTGGGTAGGCAGGGTCCAAGTCCCACTGGTTAAGAGCTTGATCGAAGACAAATCTCCCACCCTGTATTATTTTCTTTAGTTGGAAGGGTTCGTTTGCCATAGTATCACTTCATCGATTTTCTTGCTGCAGCTCCGGCTCTTTTGAAACCGTCCTTCTTCCAGCCGCCACTCTTCTTCTTGAAGCGCGGAGCATGCTTCTTGAAAGCCTTAGAGTAGGCGATATTATGAGCAGAAGGCTTACGCTTAGCCTTTTTCTTAGTAACCACCTTTGGGGCTGGCTTATGTGAATGTGCCTCAGATGATGTAGCGGTTCCGCAATGATGGCAGAAGTTAGCCATTTAATCAAGCCTCAGCAGTACTCTGGATTGCGATTGCCATCCAGTCTTTAGTTCCGAGTTTGACAACACGGGCGCGAATGCGGCAGGTCACGAATATGTCTTCAGCACCAATGGCTGCGGAATTCACTCCAGCGACAACATACAACGTATCATTAACACAAAGGAACATCTCTGAAAGATTATTTGGGCCGAAGTTATCTGGGTAAATATCGGCTTGATGAGATACTATGTTGTTTGGGTCATCGATGTTGAGTGCGCCCGATGCTATCAAAGAGTTGTTATCTGCACGAATGAGGAGGGTGCCAGGGTTCTGATCGGAAAGCTGCATCGAAATACATCCACTGCCGGCTAAGAATCCGTTGGCGGCTTGTGAAAAAGCGGTGCCGTCTTGAGTAATCCAGTCAACCATATCAATAGCGATTGCTTGACCAGTTGGGACATTAACATAACTTGACAAATCAATTGTTCCCTGGACACGAGTTCCAGAAGCCGCGAGAGCCGCTAAGGTTACAGTTTCAGTTAGATAGAAGGAGCCAGTCTTTGCGGTTGCCATGATGGGCGGAGGTGTACTCGGTGTATAAATTACACTGCCTGCACAAAACCCCTATCTTTTGAGCGAAGCGACCTCGGACTTCACTGTCGCCCGCCCTACCACCCTTAGCAGTAAGCCTAATGATATAGTCATTAGCCCCCTTCTTTTTCCTATAATATTATTATTTGATATAGTAGAACCTTTTCGGGTGGGTATGAGCGGCTATAAATCGGCGATTTCAATAACCTTAGATGATGAATGTATTAGATATTTGAGTACAAAGGTGGGTAAAAGAAGCCATTATGTCAATAGATTGATTCTTTCAGACATGCAATTGAACCTTGAAACCAAAAAAACAGTATGGATCTCTTGCAAAGTATGCACTGAAAGAATGAAAGAGGGTCAAGAGTGTGCCTATTGCATAATAGATGCAATGCAAACGCGCCTGGAGGTGAAAGAATGATTAAGATCACTTGGGAAGATGGCGAATGTGAGAACTGCGGTGATGTTATGAAAGTCCCACAAGCACTAACTATGATTTACAATGAGTGCAAAGCATGTAAGATGATTTCAATTCATGAAAGAATTGCTTATGCATTAGAATTACAGGTGGGGATTAATTGAATCCGTTCGAAGAGAATTTAACTGAAGAAGAAATCAAGCATCGAAAGATGTGGAATAAACTAAATTCCAAAGAAAAAATGGATTGGGTCTTCAGACAATTGATGTACAATCCTAAAACAGAGAAGTGGGTTGAGCGAAAATGAGTGAAGTTAATCCACCTGTCTGCTTAATCTGCGGATATCCTCTTTGTCCAGATTGTAAATTGTGCGGTTGGCATTGTAGTAACGAGCTGCAGTGCGAATGTCCTGAGCCTTGGGATGATGATTAATAAACGAAGTTGATCCAAACACTTCCAATAAAACAGATTGCCAGGAATAACCAGAACCATTCCCAGCCGTCTAGGTCAAGAGATAGA